GAAAAGGTTCTTCGCGCCGATGGCCTTCTGGTTAAGCTGGAAGCTGATCTCGTTGATGGCGCCGGAGGTCTGCTGCAGCACACGGTCGACCTGACCGGAGCCGCCGAAGATCTTCAGGTCTGCAGTCTTCTTCTCACGGACAGCCTCGTTAGCCGTGTATTCGCTGTTGATCTCACGGAACGCGGCAGTGGAGGGAGTTTTGAGCTGCATGTAACCGTAGGTCATGGTGCTGCCGCCGGTACCGGGGCTGACGGAATCGTCGAACGTGAGCAGATCCAGCAGCAGGGAATTGCGCCGGAACGTATCGATCACGTTCTGATCGACCTTGTCCGCCATGCCTGCTTTTGCTTCTGCGAGAGTAATAGGCATAAAATTATCTCCTTACATGTTGTAGTGTGCCTTCAGTGCGTCCTCCATGGAGACAGCATCGCTGCCGGTATGGACTCCGGCTCCGCCGCCTTTGGGATCTCCGAACTGAGGCTTGGGTTTTCCGTCAGGGACGAACGCACCGGCGTCAGATTCCTTCAGGCCCTTGATGATATCGTCAAAGCCGATCAGCTTCCCATCCGTCAACTTCAGTCCGGCGGACTTAACCTTGGCAACCACGGACTCTTTGGCCAGGTTGGACGTGAACTTCAGACCGGAAACAGCGCCCTCAATGGCTTGGCTCACTTCCATTTCGGCGAGCTTGTTCTTGAAGTCCGTCTCTGCTGTCTCGGCTTTGGCCTTCCAATCAGCTGCTTCCTGCTTGATCTTTGCCGGATCGGTATCGCCGAATTCCGCAATCTTGGCGTTGGCGGCATCCAGCTGAGTCTTGGTATCCGTCAGCTGCGTCTTGACTTTGGACAGTTCTGCATCCGATTTGTAGGAGGTGTGGAAGTCCTTGTTGAAGGCTTCCTGCTTATCCTCCGGAATCTCTATACCTGCGTTCTTCAGAATTTCTTTGATGTCCATAAGACCCTCCATACGAATTTTTATCCCGGGTGTCCCGGCATTGGATTGGCGGAGGTATCCCGCTCCGCCCGGCAGATGATCAGCAGGCCCCGTTCTCGAGCCATAGGAGCCTCTTGCAGCGTCTCGGATAGACACAGCCTCGGCGCCTGATGTACTCGTAGGTCATAGGCCTGTTGTCATGGTGAGTGCAGATGGCAACAGCATTGATTTTCTTGGGTTTCTTGCGCTTTTTTGCCATACGAGCACCTCCTCTTTCATCCAATCGTAACACGCCTTGCCCTTCAGTTATCTGCAACTTTCAGACAATCGGTACCTCCGATTTATTCAAGCGTAACACGGCCTACCCTTCAGTTATCAGACGATTTGCAGCTTCTTCTAAGCAATTTTCATACGCTCCCACTGGGTCTTCAGGTCATGCGCAGCGCAGAAATTCTGGTATTCTTTGGTCTGCCTGGACAGCTTCAAAGACGCCCCGTCACTGTCTCTCAGGAAAGCGCCCTTCAGGCTTGGCGTATCCGCCGCTGCCATTCCGGCCTTAGCCGCAGCGATCTCCCGCTTGGTGCTTCGGATCCGCCGCTCCATAGCCCGCTGTTTCTGTGACAGCTCATAGGCTTCGGCAGTATCGCCGAAGTCCTGCGCAGCTGGGTGGCTCGCTCCATCCAGGTACGGGAAGAAGCTGTGCCGGCAGTTCCACCCGCACAGCCCCGGCCCGGTACCGTACCCGGTGGACGAAACGAAGTCAGGGTATTTGTCGCTGGTACCAGAGCGGCTATAAATCTTCCCCTGCCACAATGCATGAGATGGCCGGGCATTGGCGTGGCTGGTCACCTCAACCAGATCCCATCCCAGCTCGTCCATGCGGCGCAGCTGAATTTTAGATGCCGCCTGGTTGACTCCGGTCAGTACCGCACGGCGCACGCCCGCCTCAACGGAAATGTTTCCATGGTCTGAAGCATACTTGATGGTCGTGATTCCTGCCTGCGCGGTCTCTCTCACAGCCCGGGTGATTGCAGAGGCATAATCACTCAGGCCAGATGCAACCTCGGCATACGCCTGGTTGGATGCCCTGAAATACGTCTCCTGCGCAGCCAGTGCCGTCGACTGGGTGAAGTTTTGCAGGGTACCGCACGTCTGCCGGTACGTTGCTTCTAACAGCGACAGCATGGCCGGAGACTGCTTGATCGGCAGCGGCGTCAATCCAGCCTTGCGATACACCGCGTCATCATAGGCCAGTGACTTCACAGAGGACTCCTCAAACAGTCGCTTCACCTCAGACTGTGATTGCCCCGTGACGGCTGCGATCCGCTTGACCACATCACCCATGAGCTCACCTGCCTGCTGCACCTGCTGAATCTGATGCTGTGCTGACGGTGTAACCAGGCCGGCCGCCACAATGCGACGGGCGATGTCGTTGATAGCGAAGGTATGTAAATCTTCGTAAATCTCCGTTATGCGGTCGGTGCAGTAGAACAGATAATCAGGATCCAGCATATTTATTCACCCCTATACGCGCATCTTCCGTCTTTCCAGGCTCCGCAAGCCTGCTGCATACAGATCATCGGTTCCGCGGTGTCCTTTTCGATCTGCTGCCAGCTGGTCTCATTCCCATCCTCGTCATATTCGCTGACCAGTTGCCGAACAGTCTTGCGGTTTACGATATATGGGCAAATCATTCTGTACCTCCGCTATCAAACAGCTGGTCACCGGCGGACTCAGCTTCGGCCACGGTCTTTCTGGCGTCTTCTTCGGAATAGCCCTCATAGTCCACCAGGTACTTCCACTTGGGGATTACCTTGCCGATGACCATCTGCCACGCCCGGGCCCGGTCCTCTGTAACGTTGACGGACAGGTCTTTGAACGCATAGGCGACCTCGTACTCTCCGATTGGTGCCAGATCGTACAGATCCGCAACAGCGTTCAGCGCGTACAGCAGGCCATCCAATGCCGTCTGCAGGGCCTTCTGGATATCCGTGCAGGTGGATACTGTGCGCTGCTGGTCCGCTTCGATTTCGGTCGCTGTCACGATGGTACCAGTCTTTTCATCAAACGAGAAATACCCGTTGGAAAAGCCGCACTGATTGGCCACCAGGTCCAGGGCGGTCTGCATGGACTTGCGGATCTCATCGATGCGGATTTCCGGGTTGTACTCGTGATAGGTGTCATCCGCGTTGATGCCAAGCTCAAGCCCCTGAATCAGATCCGGGATCGGGTTAGTCTGGATAACGACCTCGTTCCCGTCATCGTCCGTCACAACGCCGCGGGGAAGAATCTGCGATGAGACGAAGACCTTTTTCTTGCTGTTCTTGATCTCATGCCGAAAAAGCGCATAGACCGCATCCAGATCATCCAAAGAATCAATGGCCCTGGAATAGATCGAGACGCCCAGCGGTGAATCCGTATCCACGTCGTTCGCCATCGGGTTGCGGTAATAGCCCCACAGCGGGTGCTCCAGGTTGTGGATGGTAGTTTCAGGCTGAATACTTGCCCACTCCTGCACGGCGGTCAGGGGGATCGGCTGCCCCAGGTCCTGCTCCATGGAGCTCTTGAACGCCTTGTTGGTGATTACGTAAACCTCTCCTTCAAACCTGTGCCATTCCAAACGGGTGTAGAAGACATCACCCCGCCGGATCCGAAACGGGAGAATGGCGCCCGTCACATTCCCGTCGCCGTCATAATCGGTCGGGACGAAGTCGGATGCCTTGACCATAGACACTCCGCCTGAGCTGGTGGGGACGAGCAGCATACCGCCCAGGGCACAGCCGATTTCCAGATACCGCCGCAGCTTACCCAGCAGCACTTCCATGCGCTCATTGAGCCAGTCTGCGCGCGGAGAGCCCGAAACAGGTACGCCCAATTCGATGGTTGCAAGCCGAGCCGCCTCACCTGCAACCGTGGCAGCCATATGCAGGGTGGGACGCTTAGGATAAAAGTCTCCCCGGTAGTATTTATCCCAGGTGGTAATCGCCTTGACCATTTTGTCAGACACGGCTGGCTGTGCCTGCACCGCCTTGCTTACATCGTTCACACCGAACAACTTGCCCCACACCCCTTTGAAGAAATCAATAATCTTACCGAGAAAGCTCATTAGGAAATCATCCTCCCCCGCCACTCGCGCTGCAGAATCGTATAGCAGAAATATCTGGTGTCATCCATCGCATGGTCAAACTCCTTGATAACCTTATCGCTCTCCGACTTCGGGTCCCAGGAGTACGTCTCAAACTCCCGGATGCAGTCCACGCAGCTGTCGTGGATCTTAATCCGTCCGGCGTTCAGCTGATTGGCCGTGTATCTGATCCCGTCCAGCACGTCGTTGTCCGCCTGGGTAACGAAGAATCTTCCGTGTCGCCGGATGGTCTCAATAAAGCTCAGCGCAGATGGATCCACCACCACGGCCAGGATCGGATACTTGCCGGCCAGCTCCTCCAGATGCTTGTAATACTCTTCATCTGTGAGCTGCTGTCCGTGCTCCACGCTGCTGTAATAGAACTCTTGCATACGGACAGCCGTATTCCCATTGAGGTACCACAGGCCCGCAGAAAACGGGTTGTGCGTGCCGTAGTCGATCGATATGTAGAACCGGCCTCGTGGGTCCAGATCGTGGATGACATGCTTGTCCCGGTCAAAGTTGGAATAGACCAGGCCTTCCGCGGTACACCACTCGCCCAGGATATAACGCCGGTAGAAGGTGCCTGTCCAAAGGCTGCGGTAACGGGCCTTGGTTTCTTCGGTCAGGGATGGGTTGTCGTCCATCATAAAATGCAGGTGCGTGGCGTCCTTCTCGGATACCTTCAGGATCCACTCTTTGTAGAACCAGTGGGATGGACTGTCCGGGTTGCAGTTAAAAAAGAACCTGGCACCGTCAACAGAGCATCTGGCAAGTGCCTGCTCAACAAAGGATCGGGGCATCAGGGCGACTTCATCCAGCAGGACACCGGCCAGGGTTACGCCCTGGATTAGCGTGTAGCTGGATTCGTCGCGGCCGCCAAACACATAGAAACGGTTTTGACGCTTACCGCGCTTGATCGTCAACTGGTGCGTGGATCTGGAATACTCCAGACTGAACTGCTCGCGGAGATACGTGATACCCATCAAGGGCTGCATGATATTCCGCTCGGCACTCCCGACGGTTTTCCCACATAGGGCAAAATTGCAGCCGCTAAAATTCCCCATGGCCCACAGAATGAACGACAGCGACATGACGGAAGTCTTCCCGGTACGTACCGCCCCGTCACAGATAAGAGCCGTATGGCCTGTATATGGCCACTTGAGGACTTGGACTTGTTTATTCGAGAGCCCCATCCTGCTCGGCCTCCTTCAAGCTCTTTGTGATCGGATCGTCTTCATCAGACCCGGCGTTCCCGTTCAACACCTCGACCTTATCCCGCCACGCTGTTGGCCGGCGATTCTTCAGCCAGAAGATCTGCGCCGTGGTGTCCGGTGCTACTTCTTTTGTGACCTCTTTTGTGATAACCAAGCAAGAGAACCCAGTGACCGGATCCTTGACTTTCTCCCGGGTGACTTCCTTGTACCGGTACCCCATGGCCCGCTTGAGAAGGGCGTTCTCGACCTGGATGTCTACAACCTCTTTACCCCTTTTTAGGGCCTCTAAAATCTCTAAATGCTCTTTCTTCCAGTTATACAAAGTTGCGACTGATACTCCACAATTGGACGCTATCTGTTCATCAGTGAGACCATCCCTGGCCCAGCCTTCCAGACACAAGAGTCCATCCGGCTCCAGCCATTTCTCATATTTGCCCTTTGCCAAAAAGACTCACCTCCGTATGGTCTCTCTATGCAACCATACCATAGAGGACCGTTCAGTTATCAGACGATTTGAGGCGTGGTAATAACCTACCACGCCTCATAAAATTGCTTTCTCAGCCGATATAAGACCATTTCATCCACATGCCCTTCTATGGCTATCGACCTGACGCTCTTATCAGTCGTGACCACCTGAAACAGCAGTGGTCCATACTCGCCACCATATGTATCACAGAGCTTACAGATCTTATCCTGCACCCATTGTGGCTTGTCCCGATAATTCACGCAGGTGAAATAGATATCCCCCTGCTTTGCGTACGGGAGATTAATCCCACGCCGCTTTTTAAATGCCGACACATCATCACTCCTTGAACACGGTCTTATAGTCTTTTGGATTGTGCAGGATCTAAAGGGCCTGCGCTTTTTTGTATACTCGAGTGTAAATTGTGAACTTATTTTAAAGAACCATATCTTCGACAGAATATTACAATTTTCGCTAGTGCGTTATGTTAATCTTCCTCCATAGGTATCAACCGATGACGGGTAAGAAAGGACAGTGCAAGATGGAAATTACAAAAGAATA